AGGGCGGGGGCAGCAACATGTTGAGCGATGTGATGTCGAATTTGACCGGTTACACCGGGGGCCAGCAATGATCTCGATGAAACTCAGCGCGGCCGAAGCCAAGGCCGAAACGATGCTCGGCTGCGATGACGACGATCAGCCGGCGTACCCGTACGGGCTCTCGATCCAGCTTTGCGACGAAGTGCTCGCGAAGCTCGGCATCACCGACCTACCGCCCGTCGGCACGGTCATGCAACTAACCGCCTTGGTCGAAGTGTGCAGCGTGTCGCAGTACGAGAACCAGGACGGCGCCGAAAACAGCATGTCGCTGCAGATCACCGACATGGAACTCGCAAACGGTAACAGCGAGCCGAAGCCGCTCGCCAATCGCATTTACGGATGAGCCCCGCCCGGTGCTGGTGGGTTGCGCGAACAAGCTGCCGACACCGGGCGCGCGCTGCTGTGAGCCGAGCGAGAAGCACTTCGCCGGCAGCGTTCACTTACCGCCAAAACGCGCCCGTATATTCCGCACACGATGAGTGACGACTTCAACCCGACCGATCTGACCGCGCTAGACGAGCAGCGCGCCAACGCCCGCGAGCAATCACGCTTCGAGATGGCGATCGAGTTGGATGACGTGCGTTGGCTCATGAGTGGCAAACGTGGCCGTCGTTTCATGTGGCGCCTGCTCGGCGACGCAAGGCTGTACCAGCAGTCCTTCGACGGCAACACGAACTGGTCGATTTTCAACGAAGGCAAACGCAGCATTGCGCTACGGCTCGTCGCTCAGATCCATTCGATCGAAGGTGGCGCCGGGCTCTACGCGCAGATGGCGAACGAAGCGCAGGTAAAGGAAAAACCAAATGGCTGACCTCTCCACTGAAAGCCAAGCGGCACCGGCAGACGCGACCAGCACGACGGCGGCGCCCGTCGACGCATCGCAGAGCCAAGCAGCAACACCCGCGACCGAAGCCGCACAGGCGACGGAAGCATCGGCGAAGCCCGCCGAAGGCGAAGCAGCCAAGCCGGCCGAAAAGGCCGCTGAAGCTGCACCCGTCGAATACGAGTTCAAGTTGCCCGAAGGTGTTGACCTGAAAGGCGAAGCACTGGACGAGTTGAAGGCGTTCGCCAAAGAGAAGGGCTTGACGCAGGAAGAAGCACAGAAGCTTGCGGATCTCGGCGCCAAGCAGGCGCAAGGGTTTGCGGCTCAAGTTGTCGCGCAGCAGAAAGAGGCGACGGCCAAATGGGCGGAGGAAACAACCTCCGACAAGGAAATCGGTGGCGACAAGCTGCCCGAGAACCTGGCCGTGGCAAAGCAAGCGCTCGACAAATTCGGCTCTCCCGCGTTGAAAGCGCTGCTGAATCAAAGCGGCCTTGGCAACCATCCCGAAGTAGTTCGGTTCATGGTCAAGGCCGGCAAGGCAATCAGTGAAGACGGGCGCATTATCAGTGGCGACGCGGGGCAGAGTGACCGCGCCAAGACGCCGCTTGAGAACCGCCTCTATCCGAACATGAAATAAAGGGGCGTAAATCATGGCCGTACTTGGCACCAAGAATCCGACGCTGCTCGACGTAGCGAAATCGCTCGACCCGTCCGGCGCGACCGCCGACGTGATCGAACTGCTGAACCAGACGAACGAGATCCTGCTCGACGCCGTGTGGGCCGAAGGTAATTTGCCGACCGGTCACCGCACGACCGTGCGCACTGGCTTGCCGACTGTCGTGTGGCGCAAGCTGTACGGCGGCGTTCCGCCGAGCAAGTCGACGCGCGCACAGGTCGACGAAGCAACGGGCATGCTCGAAGCACGTAACGAAATCGACGTCGATGTCGCGAACCTGAATGGCAACACGGCTGCGTTCCGCCTGTCCGAAGCCAGTTCGTTCCTTGAAGCGATGAATGAAACGATGGCGTCGACCCTGTTCTACGGCGACGTCTCGGTGAACCCGGAACGTTTCACCGGCCTCGCGACGCGCTACGGCACGATCTCGGGCGCAGGCAACGCGAACAACATCATCGATTGCGGCGGCACGGGCTCGAACAACTGCTCGATCTGGCTGATGAACTGGGGCGACCAGACCGTCACCGGCATTTTCCCGAAGGGCTCGAAGGCCGGCGTGTTCCACGAAGACCTCGGCACGATCGACGCGTTCGACGCGAGCAACAACCGTTTCCGCGCCGTGGCTGACCGCTGGCAGTGGAAGTGCGGTATCGCGCTGAAGGATTGGCGCTATGTCGTGCGCGCCGCGAACATCAACGTGTCCGACTTGACGACGATCGCCACGGCGCCGACGTTCCCTGGCGTCAACGGTACGTCGCCGGTCGACCTGATCCAGACGATGATCCGCATGACTGCGCGCGTTCCGCGTCAAGGCATGGGCCGCCCGGTGTTCTACGTCAACCGCACGATCGGCGAAATGCTGCGCGTCCAAGCGCTGAACAAGTCGCAAAACGCGTTGAGCATCGAGGAAGCGCAAGGCCAGATCACGACGAAGTTCCTCGGCATCCCGATCCGCATCGTCGACGCACTGCTGTCGACCGAAACGCGAGTCGTCTAAGCGAATCCACTGCGCGGGCTTCGGCCCGCTCTGCAAACGAACAAAGGGGTAGCACATCATGATCATGGATACACAAGCCTTGTTCTCGGATTCGCAGGCCATTACGGCTACAGCGAACTCGACGAACGTCATCGACACCCTGCCGGGTGGATACAACACGAAGTCGGGCATCGGCGACGGGCAAGACATCAGCCTGTTCGCGCAAGTCGGCTCGGTCAACTTCGCCACGCTGACGTCGCTGACGATCGCGCTGGTGTCGGCTGACGACGCAGCGCTCACGACCAACGTGATCACGCACTACACGACCGGCGCAGTCCTGCTCGCCGCGTTGCTAGCAAAGGCGCGACTGATTCAGATCGATCTGCCGTACGGCAAGTATCGCCGCTACGTCGGGCTGATCTACACGGTCGGCGGCTCGTCCGCGACCGCTGGCTCGATCACCGCCGGCCTGGTTGAAGATCTGCAGACGCTCAACGGCACGATCGATTACGCGAAGGGCTTCACCGTCTCGTAATGACAGCGCCCGGCTTCGGCCGGGCTTTTCGAGGGTTTGGACATGGGCATCAAAGTCATCGCGATCGAGAAGGGCGTGTACGGCCACTTTCGCGAGCCGGGCGACGAGTTCGAGATCGCGAGCGAAAGCCTGTTCTCGGAAACGTGGATGGAACGCCTCGACGGCAAAGGCGCACCGAAGCGCGGCACGAAGAAAGGCGAAGTGACTGGCACGACCGGCAACAACCCGATCGGCGCGATGCCGCCCAATCCTGCGCACGACTTGGCATAAACGGCTCGCGCATAGGTGAGTGAAAACGGGAGCCTGCGGGTTCCCGTTTTGTTTTTAGGAGAAGGGCATGGCCTCGGAAGTCGACGTATGCAACTTGGCGCTCGGGCATCTTGGCGACGACGCCACTGTGTCGAGCATTAACCCGCCGGAAGGCAGCGCCCAGGCCGAACACTGCCAACGCTTCTATCCGATCGCGCGCGACATCGTGCTCGAAGCGCACGAGTGGGGCTTCGCCACGCAGCGCGCGACGCTCGCGCTACTCAGTGACACCCCGCCGCCAGGCTTCCTGTACGTGTACATGGCGCCGAACAACTGCCGGAACATCATCGATCTCGTCGACCCGGTGGCGCTCACGCTCTACCCGACGGACGAGCGCGGCTGCCACTGGCAAGGCTCAGCGTTGCCGGCTGACCCCATTCCATACGAACTTGAAACCAACGCGACCGGCGCGTCGGTGATCTACACGAACCTTGAAAACGCACAGGTACGCTTCGTCGCCGGCATAACCGACACGACGAAGTTCCCCGCGCAAGTCGTCGACACCGTTTCGTGGCTGCTCGCCGCTTACCTCGCCGGGCCGGTGATCAAGGGCGACGCGGGCGCGGCGATGGCGAAATCGATGATGTCGGGTTATCTCACCAGCTTGTCGCAAGCCAAGACGAGTGACGCGAACAACCGCCGGCGCTCGCATGCGCAGTCGCAACGTAACGCCTCGTGGATCACGAACCGATAATGCCGAACGTCCGCAACCTATCCCGCTCGTTCGCCGCCGGCGAGATCACGCCGGAACTGTTCGGCCGCGTCGATCTCGACCAGTTTCAGACCGGGCTCGCGCTCTGCCGCAATTTCATCACCTTGCCGCATGGCCCGGCCGCGAACCGATCCGGCACGGCATTCGTGCTGGAAACCAACACCAGTTCGAAACGTTCACGGATGATCCCGTTCACGTACAGCGTGTCGCAGACGATGGCGTTGGAAGTTGGCGACGGGTATGTCCGCTTCCATACGCAGGGGGCGACACTGCTTGAAGCGTCGAAGGCGTCGTCGGTCGCAGCCGGCGTCATTACGTCCGCCGCGCACGGATTCAGCGCAGGTGATTGGATATACGTCTTCGGCCCGGCCGGTACGTCGCTGTACGGACTCGCGGCGAACGTTACGACGAATACGTTCACGCTCACAGATCCGACGGGCGTTGCCGTCGACATTTCGCGCGTGACAGGCGCGGGATCAGTAGCGCGTGTCTACCAGATCTCGACGCCGTACGCCGAAGCCGATTTGTTCGATCTGCATTACGTGCAATCGGCCGACGTGCTCACGATCACGCACCCGAACTACCCGCCGAAGGAACTTCGCCGGCTCGGCGCGGCGAACTGGACACTGACGAACATCAGTTTCGTGTCATCGGTCGCGGCGCCGGGCACGCCGACAGCGACAGCGACGCACGGCTCGACGGGCACGCCGATTTACATCGACTGCGTGTACTGCGTCACAGCGCTCGCGACGGGCACGATGGAAGAATCGCTCGCATCGGCGACGGCGACATGCAGTAACGATTTGACGCTCGCCGGGTACACGAACCTGATCATCTGGCCGGCCGTGACCGGCGCCGGCCGGTACAACGTGTACCGCAAGTATCAAGGTATTTTCGCGTTTATCGGTCAGACCGAAGACCTGTCGATCACCGACAACAACATCACGCCGGACACCGGCACGACGCCGCCCGAACTGACGAACCCGTTCGGCAGCGCGACCAACTACCCGGCGGCGGTCGGCTACCACCAGCAGCGCCGCGTGTTCGCGAGCACGGTCACGCTTCCGCAATCCATATGGATGACGCGCACCGGCACCGAGTCGAACCTGTCGCTGAGCACGCCGTCTCGCGACACCGACGCGTTGAATTACCGCATCGCCGCGCGCGAGGCAAACACGATCCGGCACATCGTGCCGCTTTCCGAGCTGGTGCTGCTAACGTCGAGTTCGGAGTGGACCGTTACAGCGAACGGATCGGCGACACAGGCGATCACACCGAGCACACTGTCGGTGCAGCCCCAGGGCTACAACGGCGCGTCGAACGTGGTGCCGGTAACCGTGAGCAACTCGTTGCTCTACGCGTTCGCGATGGGTGGCCACGTCGGTGAGATGACCTACAACTACTACGCCGGCGGCTACGTCACGCAAGACATCAGCCTGATGGCGCCGCACCTGTTCGACTTTCTGACGATCTCCGACATGGCGTACGCGAAAGCGCCATATCCGATCGTCTGGTGCGTCTCGTCTAACGGTACGCTGCTCGGGCTGACCTACTCACCCGCCCACAAGGTGTCCGCGTGGCACCACCACGACACCGACGGCGCGTTCGAATCGGTCTGCGTCGTGACCGAAGGCGCCGAATCGGCTCTCTACGCGATCGTCAATCGAACGGTGAACGGGCGCCAAGTGCGCTATGTCGAGCGCCTGCACACGCGCCAGGTGAACCAGTTGACCGACAGCTTTTTCGTCGACTGCGGCGTGCAGGTGACGGGCACCGGAATAACGTCGGTCGTCGGGCTCAACCATCTAGAAGGCAAAACCGTCAGTATTCTCGCCGACGGGGCTGTCGCGCCGCAACAGGTCGTGGTGAACGGCGCCGTCGCGCTGCCGCAACCGGCGAGCGTCGCAACAGTAGGGCTGCCGATCACCGCCGACCTGCAGACGCTGCCGTTTTCGTTCGCGACGGAAGGCTACGGCCAGGGGCGCGCGAAGAACATCAATAAGGTCTGGCTGCGTGTGCACAACTCGTCGGGCGTCTTCGTCGGTCCGTCGTTCGCAAAGCTGACGCAGTTCAAGCAACGCACGACCGAGCCGTACGGCTCACCGCCGGCGATGGTGACGGGTGAGATCGAGATCACGCTCACACCGTCGTGGCAACAAGACGGCTCGGTGTGCATCCGGCAAAGCGATCCCTTGCCGCTGATTGTGGCGTCGATGACGATCGAAGCATCTATCGGGGGTTGATTTGGCAAAACTGATCGTGCGCGACGTGCGCTCGGGTGACATCGAGACGATCGCAGCCGGACTGCGCACGGCCGACATCGACGAGATCCACGCATCAGCCGGGCACCGCGACGCGCTCGCCGTGCTGCGCACCGGCGCCGATATGTCGGCGATGCTGTGGACGATCGAAGTCGACGGCGAGCCGGCGGGGCTTTTCGGGGTGACACCGGCTGGCGACTTCGGCGTGCCGTGGATGCTCGGCACTCCCGCGCTCGAACGCGCGCCGAAGCAACTCACGAAGCTCGGCCGACGCTACGTTCACTTAATGAGCGAGAAGTACGCCACTCTGCTGAACTATGTTGACGCGCGCAGCCTGAAATCGGTCTACTGGCTCGCGCGTCTCGGCTTCACGGTAAGCGCGGATACCGAGCCCTACGGGGTTTTCGGTATGCCGTTCCACCGCTTCGGGATGAAAAGATAATGTGCTTGCCAAACTTGTCTGACGGCGGGGGCTCGCCGGGAGCCTCTACCGGCTCGGGCGCCCCGTATGGGTTCGGCGGGGGTGGCGACTCGTCTGCGTCGACACCGGGCGTATTCACGCCAGGCAACGCCACGCTCGCGCTCGGTGCAGCCGGCGGTTTCATGAATCTGATGGGCGCACTCGGCAGCGCACACAACACGATCACGGCCGACAACGCGCAGGCTGAAACCGCGCGCACGAACGCGCTGATCGCCGAGCAGGCCGCCGCCAGCGCCTACACCAACGGCGCGGCGACCGCCGCCAACACCGAGACGAAAGGCGCGCAGACCATCGCGTCGCAGCGCGCGGCGATGGCGGCCAACGGCGTCGACGTGAACGCGGCCGGCACGGCCACGAACGTGCAGGCGTCCACGAAGTTCGTGACCGACCAGAACGTCGCCACGATCACGGCGAACGCCGCCCGCGCGGCGATGGGGTACAACCAGCAGGAAGACAACGCCGCGCGCGCCGCGGGAACGTACGGCGCCGCGGCGGCGTCGGTTAGCCCGGCGCTGGCCGGCGCAACCTCGCTGCTCACGAGCGCGTCGAGCGTCGCGTCTAACTGGTATCGCAATCAACGTGCAGGGGTTCAATAATGCCGGTCGTGCCATCGCTTGACCCGTCACAACAGGTCACTCCGACCGTCAACCCCGACACGCAGTCGACAACGGCGGTCACCGCCGGGCTGCTGAATCAGGGTACGCAGCAACTTACTCAAGCCGGCGACGCGCTCGGTCAGGCCGCGAACACGCAATCGCAGATGGTGATCGACGCGCAGAATCTCGCGAATCAGACGCGTGTCAACGATGCGTTGAACCAGCTTAAGACGCAGCAGCAAGACCTGATGTACAACCCGCAGACGGGCGTCACGTCGCAGACGGGCGTCAAGGCGCTGCAGCGCGACAGCGGCATGTCGCTTGCCGACGAATACACCGGCAAGCTGAACGACACGGCGTCGACGCTCGCGAGCTCGTTGTCGAACCCGATGCAGCAGCGCATGTTTCAGCAGCAGGCGAGCGACATCACGACGCAGTTCCACGGCGCGACGACACAGTGGGAAGGTCAGCAGTTCAAGCAGTACGCACTGTCGACGCAGAACGGCACGATCAAGCTTGCGACCGATCAAGTCGGGCTCGCGTTCAACAATCCCGAGCAGATCGACAACGGGCTGCAGTCGATCAAGGCCGCCGTGTATCAGGCCGGCCAGATCAACGGCTTGGCGGCGACCGAGATCGAGGCGAACCAGCGCTCGATGACGAGCAACGCGCTCACCGGCGCGATCGACACCGCACTGCAGCAAGGGCAAACGACGTACGCGAACGGGTTGCTGAAGAAGTACAGCGACCAGATGACGGCCGACGACATTCTGAAAGTCAACGGCAAGATGAACGCGTTCCTTGGAACGCAGGCCGCGATGAACACCGTGTCGCGCGTCATGACTGCCGCCGGCCCGGCGCTGTCGAACAGCCCGATCGACCGGATGATCGCGATCACCGCGCAGAGTGAATCGGGCAACCGCGAGACGAACGCCGATGGCTCGACCGTAACGTCGCCGAAAGGCGCGCAGGGCTCGATGCAGGTTATGCCGACCACGAACACCGACCCAGGGTTCGGAGTCAAGCCGGCGCAAGATAACAGCCCCGCCGAGCGTGCGCGCGTCGGTAAGGACTATCTCACGGCGATGGTGCAGCGCTACGCTGACCCGGCAAAGGCTTGGGCGGCGTATAACGCTGGGCCCGGCACGCTCGACGCGGCCGCGGCGAAAGCCAACGCCGCCGGCACGCCGGGTGCCTGGCTCGCGAACATGCCGCAGGAAACGCAGGCGTACGTGCAGAAAAACGTGCAGCAATACCAGTCCGGCACGGCCGTCGCTCAGCGCCCGTCGAAGCTCGACGTGCTCAATCAGGTGCGCGCCGATCCGATCCTGCAGCAGAAACCCGAGTGGATGGCGCAAGCCGTGACGCTCGCCGGGCAGCAGTACGACGAGCAGACGGCCGCGATCGCGCAAAAAGACACGGCCAACGTCGCCCAGGTGTACCGCACGCTGTCGCAGAACCGGGGCAACATCTCGTCGGTCAACCCGGCGGACCTCGCGGCGCTGAACCCGGCCGACCTGAAAGATGTCATGTCGTTCTCAAAATCGATGGCCGAAGGAACGAACGTCACGAACACGGCGCTATATCAGACGTTCATCACGAACCCGAAAATGCTGTCGAGCATGACGGCCGATCAGTGGCAAACGCAGGCGCCGAACTTCTCGGTGGACGACTTCAAGCACCTGTCGCAGATCCGCGCCGACCTGATCAACAACACCGGCACGAACGCGCCCGGCTCGGTGAACCTGCGCGCGATGAACGAGACGCTGACGCAGCGCCTGCAGACGATGGGCATCAACCCGTACCCGAAGTCGGTCGGCTTCAACTCGGACCCGGATGCCGTGTCGCAAGTCGGCGCGATTCGTCAGTTCGTGACGCAAAGCATTCTCGACGCACAGAAGGAAGCCGGAAAGAAGTTCACCGAGTCTGACATCGAGAACCACATCGACGGCTTGTTCGCGAAATCGGTCACGTTCCAAAATAAACTCAACTTCGGCGCCTTCTCGATGAATCGCCCCGACACGACATTCAATATGATGTCGATGACGCCGAACCAGATTCCGGATGATGTGCTGCCGAAGCTGAAAGCCGACTTCAAGGCGAACGGCGTCCCGTCGCCGACACCGGGCCAACTGCTCGGCGCGTACTGGCACTTCAAAACCTCGCAACAAAAAATGAGCGCGAACTGATGCCTGATTTGACCGTTCCGACGACTACGAAAATCGCTGACGCCGCAGGCGACCTCTACAACAAAGTCGTCGCCGACCCGGTTAATTCGGTATACGGCGATGCGAAAGGGCCGACGCTCACAAGTCTAATCACCGGGCAAAAGCCGACGTTGCTGCCGCGTTACACGCCGTCACCGGCGGCGCCGTCTGGCGATGTGGCGACTGGCGATGTGGCGACTGGCGATGTGGCGACTGGCGCTGTGCAGCCGCAGGCGCCCGCACCTGACGCCGCGCCTACGGTCAGCCCGGTCGCAGCCTATCTGCAGAACACCGCGCAAACCGCGCAGAGCAACGTCGCGCTGTCGATCGGCGCGAATCCCGATCTCGAAGCGTCGCTCGCGCAACTCGCCAAGCAGACCGGCACGCCGATCGACAGCGTTCGCGCGTTCCCCGATCAGGTCAAGCAGCGCGCGGCCGTGGCGTCGACCGACTGGCAAGCGCTCGCCAAGCAATACCCGACGACCGCCGCGTTTTATCAGAACATCAATAACGCGAAGATCGCGCACGACGACATTCCGGGCTTGCAGGCCGTCGAGCAGTCGACGACCAATCTCGGGCCGGCGGGTAACACAGTACCGCTCGCGCCTGGCACGACGGGTTATTTTCAGCCCGACAACACGCCGCTGTCGTACCGCGACCGGATCTCGAATTGGGGGCGCAACCTGCTCGGGCTCGACGCGGCCGAAGGTAACGCGCAAGGCGCGGGCGCCGCGCAGGCGTTCATTCAGAACTACGCGAAGCAGAACAACATCCCCGTCGGGTCGATGCGCGACGCCGTTGGTGGCATGTCGGAAATCCCGACGCAGTTCGCGCAGGGCTTCGAGAACTCGTCACTCGCCGGGCTCGCGCCTGACGTCAACGGGCCGGCGCAGACAACGGCGGGCGGCGTCGCAAGCGGCGCGGGTAGCCTATTGGGTTTCATGATCGGCGCGCCGCTGAAGCTGGCCGGCATGGCGGTCGAGAAGGGCGGCGCTAAGGTGCTCGAACACGTCGCCGGTGAGTCGTTCCTGAAAGCCACGGCGAAGGACGTCGGCGCGCAGGCGTCGACGCTCGGGCTCGCGACGGCGCTCACCGCGACCGGCGATGCTCTGAACCAGAACAGCCCCGAAGCCGCGCTCACTACGCTCGGCATGTCGGCCGCGCACGGCGCCGAGATGGGCGGCGTCTTCGGCTTGGCTGGGCGCATGCTGCCCGACAGCACGGTCGTGCAGACGATCGCGCGAGCCGTCGGCGTCAATGCGATGATGGATGCGATCAGCGGCACGAACCCGTTCGACGACCGCTCGACCGCGCAGAAGGTTTTCGACTACGGTCTGAACACTGTGTTCTCGCTGCACGGCACCGGGCGCGCGGCCGGTGGATGGATGACCGACGCGGCGAAGGCGTCGACGGCAACCGCTGACGCGGCGACGCTTTCGGATCTCGCGACGTCCGCGGCAAACTCGAAGCTGCGCACGCGTGACCCGCAAGCGTTCAAGGATTTCGTAGCGCAAGCGAACGAGAACGGCCCGGTGCAAAACGTCTATGTCGACGGCGCCACGCTCGCGAACGCGCTGCAGCAATCGGGCGTCAAGATCAGCGACGTCGAAGCCACGATGCCGCGCGTCGCCGAGCAACTGCCGACGGCACTGTCGACCGGCGGTGACGTGCAGATCCCGATCGAAGACTTCGCGACGCACATCGCGGGCGGCCCGATGCAGGATGCGATCATGCCGCACCTGAAGACGGACCCGGACGGCATGACTCAGTTGCAGGCGCAGGAGTTCTATCAGTCGCACGTCGACACGTTCAAGCAAGCCGCCGAAGGCGTCGTCGCGGACAAGCAGAACGAAGACGCAATCGCGGCGAGCGCGCAGAAGGTGCACGACAACGTGCTAGACCAGTTGACGCAGGCGAACCGCTTTCGGCCGGACGTGAACAAGGTTTACGCCGCGCTCGTGCGCGACTCCTACACCGCAGCCGGCGCCCGCGCGGGGCTGTCACCCGAATCGATGTTCGAGCGCTACCCGCTGCGGATCGCGGCCGACGAGGCGCCGGGTGCCAATTCGGTTGATCAGGCGCCGGCGCAGCCGACGGTGCTAGACCGCGCGTCTATCCACGCAAAGTACGGCGAGTCCGACGGAAGCATTGACTTAGGTAAAGCAGGCCAGAGTGTGCGCGCGGAAGTCAAAGCCGCGCTTGACGCTGGGGCCGAAGTGACGCTACACCTTGAAGGTAAGGCGCGCAAGATCGTCGCGGCCGATACCACGTTGCGCGACGAGAAAGGTCAAGGATGGGGGGTGCAGTCGGTACTCCAACCACTGCCGGGCAACCACGACCGAATCGAGATCAACTATCCGCAGGGTGCGGCACCGACTGCAGCGCCTGCGTCGAAGACCGCCGCACGCGGCAAGCTGTCGTTTGCCGACGACATCAGCAGCACGCCGACCACGATCACGCTCAACAAAGACGCGGACTTGTCGACGTTCGTGCACGAACTCGGGCACTTCCACCTTGAGATGCTTTCGCACATGGCGAAAGATGGCTCGATGCCGGAAGTCTCGAACGACTTCAAGACCGCGACCGAGTGGATGGGCACGACGCCGGAAGCCTGGCGCAACATGTCGCTCGAAGAAAAGCGCCCGATGCACGAGCAGTTCGCGCGTGGATTCGAGTCGTATCTGTTCGAAGGCAAGGCACCGACGCCCGAACTGCAAGGCGTATTCCAGCGCGTGCGCGCGTGGATGGTGAACGTCTATAAGTCGCTGCAGAATCTGCACGTCCAGTTGTCGCCGGAAGTGCGCGGCGTGTTCGACCGGCTGCTCGCCACGAACGACGCGATCCGCACGGCCGAAGCCGAACGCGCAATGGGGCCGATGTTCAAGACGCCCGAAGAAGCGAACATGACGCCGGACGAGTTCCAGGCGTACCACGCGCTCGGCAACGAAGCGACTCTCGAAGCGTCGGACGAATTGACCGCGCGCACGCTGCGCGACATGCGCTTCACCGAGATCTCAAAGAACCGCGCGTTGCGCGAAGTGCAGAAAGACGTCGCCGCGAAGCGCCGCGATATGCGCGAGCAGGTTGCGGCCGAAGTGGCGAAAGAGCCGGTGTACGCCGCGCAGCGTTTCATGATCGAGCAGGCGAACAAGGCCGACCCGGTGCCGGCCGATATCGTCGCCGACCGCTTCGGCTTCAACAACGCCGCCGACATGACGAAGGCGATCGCCAACGCCGAGTCGGTCAAGTCGGTTGTCGAAGCGCTCACCGATCAGCGCATGCTCGAAAAGTACGGTGACGTTACGTCACCCCAGGCGATGAACGCCGCCGCGAATCAGGCGATCCACAACGAAGTGCGCACGCGCTTTGTCGCGACCGAACTCAAAGCACTCAGCAAGGCGACGGGCCCGGTGCGCCCGCTCGTCGAGGCGGCGAAACAAGTCGCCGAGATGTCGATCGCGAAGCAACGCGTGCGCGATATCAACGCCGCGAAGTACGCCGCCGCCGAAGCGCGCGCCGGCAAGGCCGCAGACGCTGCGCGCGTCAAAGGCGACCTGACCGAAGCCGCGACGCAGAAGCGCAATCAACTGCTGAACAACCAGCTTGAGAAGACAGCGCGCAACGCGGCGGCCGAAGTCGTCAAGGCGCTCGACTATCTGAAGAAGTTCAACAAAGATAGCGTGCGCGGCAAGATCGACGTCGACGTGCGCGACCAGATCGACGACATGCTGTCGCGCTTCGACCTGCGCAAAAACCCGAACGACGCGCCGACGCGTCAGCAGGTCAATCTCGAAAAGTGGGTCGAGTCGCAGGTTGCCGCCGGCTACGCGCCGAACGTGACGCCGGAAATGATGAACCCGGCGTACCGTCAGCCGTACGGCGACATGCCGCTCGAAGCGTTTCGCGGGCTCACCGACGCCGTGAAGTCGCTCGAAAAGATCGGCCGCGACCGCAAGACCGCGATGATCAACGGTGAAAAGCAAGACATCACCGAGTACGTGAACACGAAGCTTGTCCCGAAAATGCAGGAACGCGGCACGAAGTTCAGCGACGCCGAGATCTTCGACAAGCCGAGCGACCGCAGCGACAACCCGTTCAAGATCGCGCTCGATCACGTCTCGTCGCAACTGCGCGCGCTGCGCGCGCAACTGAAGCCGCAGGAATACAAGCGCAATCAGTACGACATGCACGAGCTACTCGGGCCGTTCGGCGAGTCGATCTACGAACCGGTGTTCAAGGCCAACTATCACGAAGTCGACATGCTCAAAGGTATGTCCGACGATTTCCAGAAGATGGCCGACCACCTGGGGCGCGAGTGGCAAGACAGCTTGCGCGACGGCGTGACGAACGATCGTCTGATGGACGTCAACCGCAGCCGCGACGGCTCGCAGGAACCGCTGCGCATGACGCGCGGCCGGATGCTCGGCATCGCGATCCACGTCGGTAACGAGTCGAACTTCGACAAGATGACGCAGGGGTGGAAGTGGAACAAGACCGACGTGTGGAATTTCCTGCACGCCAACATGACCGAGAAGGATTGGAAGGCGGTTCAATCGGTGTGGGACCAGTACGACAAGCACTGGCCGGATATGGTCGAGATGAACAAGCGGCTCGGCAACACGTCGCCAGATCGCATCGAGCCGCGCGCGTTCAAGACGCAGTTCGGCGAGCAGCGCGGCGGCTACGCGGCCGTCAAGTACGACCCGCTGCGCTCGCGCCGCGGCGAGATTGAAGCCGCGGGCAAGGCGATCGACCCGTCGAAAGGCTTGTTCGGCAGCAGCTTTTACCGCGCCGACACCACGACGAACGGTTCGCTCAACGCGCGGAACCACGGTTACACCGACGTCGTGGATCTCGACTTCCACACGATCCCGCGCACGATGCACGAATCGATCCACGATCTCGCGTACCGCGAAGCGCTGATCGACGTGAACAAGATCATCCAGCACGGCGACTTCGCTCGGGAGTTCAAAAAGACGTACGGACCGGAAGCTTACCGCTCGCTGCAGGAATGGCTCGGCAAGACCGCGAACGCCGACAACCAAGACCGCGAGATCGGCGCGCTCGGTAAGATCCTGCAATACACCCGCACCGGCATGGTGATCAACGGCATCGCGTTCCGGATCTCGACGGTGCTCAAGCACGGCGGCTCGGCGGCGATCAAGACGGGCGGCTACTTCACCGGCGGGGGTGAAAAGTACCTGTTGTCGCGCTTCGCCGCGATGGGCACGAACTACGCCGCCGAGATCAAGGGCGCGCAGGAGAAGTTCCCTGAGATCCGCGCACGGCTGCTGCAGCAGGATCGCGACTTCAAGGCGATGTCGGCGAACCTGTTCGAGCCCGAAGGCAAGATCGCGAAGGGGGAGCGCTTCGGTCACGCGGCCGTGGCCTGGTCCGACATGATGACGGCCGTGCCGACCGCCTGGGCGGCATACGACCGAGCGATCACCGAAGGCATCCCGAAGAACATGGGCGGCACCGGCGAGCCAATGACGGAAGAACAGGCCGTCGCCTACGCGAGCAAAGTCGTGCGCGAGGCGCACGGCAGTAACATCGCGTCGGCTCGCTCGATGGTGATCAACAACTCGTCGGAAGCGGTCAAGATGTTCACGACGCTGTACGGGTTCATGAACAACACCTACGGCCAGACCGCCGACATCGTCGACAAGCTGCGCACGGCGGGCATCAGCAACCCGCAAACGCTCGCGCGCGGCATGATGGCGCTGATCGTGCCCGCGATTTGGGCCGGGTATCTGACCGACGGGCCGCCGAACGACAAAGACGGGTGGGCGCACTGGATCGCGAAATCGATCGGCGTCGAAGTCGCCGGCATGGTGCCGTTCGTGCGCGACGCTGCTGCGATGGTCGAAGGCTACAGCCACGCGGGGCAGGTCGGCGTCGAGTCGTGGCTCAACACGATGGTAACGGCGGGCAAGGATGTCGCGCGCATCGCGACCGGTCAGCACGCGAACGCGCCGATCAAAGATATCGCGAACGCTGCCGGCATGGGGTTGCACATTCCGGGCTTGGGGCAGGTCGGCGCCACGGCGCAATACGCCGCCGATGTTGCGTCAGGGAAACAACACCCAGCGAACGCAGCCGAATACGTGCAAGGGTTGGCGCTCGGGCGAGGGCCGAAACACTAAGCGGCGTTCACTTACTGCACTGATCGGAAAGGAGAATTGCGGGCATTCCATAGGAGTGCCCGCTTTGACTATTTCCAGCACAACGCGAAAAGCCGGGCCATTTTCGGGCAACGGTGCCACCACCGTATTCCCGTTCGGCTTTAAGGTTTTCACAAAGACCGACATCAAAGTAATCACGGTGCTGACGGCGGGGGGCACGTCGAGGACTCTCACGCTCGACTCCGACTATTCCGTCACGCTGAACTCGAATCAAGACACGAATCCGGGCGGCTCGATCACGTATCCGATTGTCGGCACACCGATACCGACCGGCTACCAACTCGTCATGCTCGGCGCGCTGGCTGACCTACAGCCGACCGACATCACGAATAGCGGCGGCTTTTATCCACAAGTCATCGAGGATATGGTCGACCGCGCGACCATCCAGATTCAGCAGCTTGCCGAGAACGTCTCGCGCGCTATCGTCCTGAATGAAAGCGAGAGCGGCTCGCCGGTGCTGCCGCCGTCCACCACCCGCGCGGGAACGCTGTTCGGGTTCGACGCGCTCGGCAACGTCGCGACTCTGCCGATCTCGGCGTCAGTCGGCGCCGGGGATCTGCGTGACGAACTCGGCAGTGACGGCAAGCCGGGCTTCGTGGCGGGGGCGGATTTCACCGCAGGTGTGAGCGCTTCGCTTACGCTCTCTCGCGCGCCGGGCAACATCGGGAACGTGTCGGTTTATTTCGACGGTGTGTATCAGGGTGGCGATCAGATCCTGTCGCTCGTCGGGAACGTGCTGACGTTCACTGCGGCGATCCCCGTCGGGGTGCAGCGCGTCTATGTGCGCACTGGCACCACGCTGTCGCTGTACGTCCCGCCGAACGGCTCGATCCTCGACGCAGCGGTCGCAGCCGGAACAAAGCTATTCAACCGGATCAACGATTGTGTCAGCGCGAAGGATTTTCCTTTCCTCGCGTTCGGTGACGGTATCCACGACGATAGTGCGGCGCTTAACGCGGCGCTGGTATATTGCGCCGTAAAAGGCCGGACGCTTTTTGTCCCGGCGGGCATTTATCTGTGCAGTTCGCAGTTAAGTGTAGCAGGTTCGGTCCATATTGAAGGCGAAGGCGTTAACAACACCACGTTCCTGTTCCCGACGAATCAGGGAATGCTTTTCACGCTCCCGGATCAGTACCACTCCGTTCGCCTGCGCGATTTCACGGTGTTGGCTGGCGCAGTAGGAACCGGTAACCCCGCAATTAAGCTGACGAATACAGCCGTCTCTATCCCGAACCCGGCTAACACTCAGCTATCCGACATCACGAATGTCAATATCTGCGGCGCGGACGGTGCGGGGAATCTTAAATACTTCGCGACGCAGATCGAAATCCAGTTCGTTTCTAACGTCAATCTCGTCAACGTCATGGGGACCGGGACTAATACGCAGCAAGGAACGGGCCTCTATGTGCATGGGTCGGTTGCACTTCCCCCCGTAGTTTTCAACCTCACCGGGTGTACGTTCAACTTTTTGGGTGTTGGGATTGAGTATGGGGATTACGTACAAGGTATTTTCCTCACCCAAGTTCAGCTTACCGGATGTAAGTACGGTATTAATTCGGCAGTAGGTCTAAATGTCCTAGTGCAACTTGCCGTTAGCAATTCGCAATTTAATTGCTTCATTTCAGGCATTAATACGAACACCGAGATTGCCGACCTGACGGTTAACGGCTGCACGTTTTACGTTCCCGGCCCGGCTACCGGCACGGCCCAAGCCATCAACCTGATTCGCACACTTCGATATTCGATCGTCGGTAATTCGTTCACGGGGTACAACACGATCTCCAATTCACTTGGGGTTGTCGTGGGTACGAATCTCGGGTCCGGAATTATAACCGGGAACAGTTTTGACGCTTTGAACGCCGGTAACTTTTTGCAATCCACTTCCTCAAGTAATAACGTCCAGTCGAATGTTTATCGGGCGGTTACAACACCTGTCAATAACGCAGCCGGGGGAGCCAATACCGTCGGCGGGGGATCCTCATGAGCAGCGAAGCGGAACAAAAACCCCGATGGGTTGACACGACCATCAACGTCCAAACGCTCGTGACTGGGCTCATTGGTGCGGCCGTCGCATTGGTCGTTGTGTACATCGGCTTGATCGGCCGCGTGTCCACGCTAGAGATCCACGACGCCGAACAGGAAAAGCACTTCGACCGAGTGGAACGCGCGATGGACCAGCAGCGCAGCGATATCAATACGCAGCTCCGCAGCATCAGTTCCGACGTGAAAGACACAAACGTAAAAGTCGACAAACTGAACGAGCAGTTGTTGCTGAATACCGCCGGCAATCGGCCGGCACTGAGGGGATGGGCGAAATGAAAATCACACTTGCGGATAACTGGCAGTCGCTGCACAAGCGCGGCACCGTGATTCTCGGCGCGACGTTCGCGGCGCTGACGGGCTTCGGTCCGTCGATCGTGCAGGCGTGGAACTTCATCCCCGCCGACATGAAAGCCGTGTTGCCGGTCGGGGTTGCGCGCTACGCAACGATGGCGGCCTTCGGGTTGATGGTGCTCGCGCGGTACACGTCGGTCCAGAAGACCGGCGCCGATAAGGCAGGGCCGACGCAGTGACGCCGCAGACACTCGCCGCAGCAATCGGCGTCAACGTATCGCGCACGCAGGCGTGGGCCGATCCGATCAGCGCTGCGATGGGGCTGTGGGCGATCGACACCGATGCCCGGCAAGCGGCGTTTCTCGCGCAGATCGGGCATGAGAGCGGGCGCCTGGTGTACGTGCGCGAGTTGTGGGGGCCGACGCCCGCGCAGATTCGTTACGAAGGTCGGAAAGATCTCGGCAACACGCAATCAGGTGATGGAAAGCGATATATGGGCCGCGGCTTGATCCAGATAACCGGACGCGCGAATTACAAGGCGGTTAGCGATGCGCTCGGCGTTGACTTCGTGGCGCAGCCCGAGTTGCTTGAGCAGCCGTCGAACGCCGCGCTGTCGGCCGCATGGTTTTGGGACACGCATGGATGCAACGAACTCGCCGATGCCGGCGACTTCCGGCGCATAACGCTCGCCATCAACGGCGGCATGAACGGGTACGTCGATCGGCTCGCGCTTCTCGCGCTCGCCAAAGACGCGCTAACAGAGAGGGTTTGAAAATGATCGGTTTGCTCGGAAGTATCTGGCCGTTCCTGCTCGCGGGTGGCGGCGTCTTGTTCGGTGTATTCGCTCACTTGAGCGCGAAGTCGACGGTCGCAGCGGCCGGGCAGAAGGTTGCCGAAGCGCAGACCGTCGTCGCGCAAGCACAAACCCAAACCGAACAGGTGCGCGACGCGGCCGCGCAAGCGAACGTTACCGCGGCACAAGCAGGCGCCCAGGCGCTAAAGGAAAGAGAAAATGTGGAAACGACTATTGCTGCTCAGCCTGTCGGTGACGCTGCTAAGCAGTTGCTCAACGGATGGACCCGCGATTAAACCCGCGCCTGATGTCCAGATCGTCACGCAGACGAAGCTCGTCGACACGGCGTGCGATTGGGTCAAACCGATCTACGTCAGCAAGTCGGACGTGCTCAGCGACGACACGGCGAAAGCGATCCTAACGCACAACCAAACAGGCGCGAAGAACTGCGGCTGGAAACCTTCTTCGAAGTGAGATCCACATGAAACGCATCCTGACCGGCGCGCTTGCCGCGTTGTTTTCGGCGCTGACCTTCGGCGCTACGCTGAGCCCCGTCCAACTTCTGAACCCGGCAGGCTCATCGGCCGGGCAGGCGATCGTGTCGACCGGGCCGACGACGGCGCCGCTGTGGGGCGGCGTCCCGTTGTCCGGGGTGACAGGAACCCTTGCCGTCAATCATGGCGGCACGGGCGCGTCGAGCGCGAGCGGAACGGCGCTTGACAACATCACGGGTTTTGCGTCGACTGGATTCGTTAAGCGGACCGGCGCCGGGGCATACAGTTTCATCGCCGATCCATTGCCGATCGCGAACGGCGGCACCGGGCAGACTTCGGCGAGCGCTGCTCTATCGGCCCTTGGCGGAGCGCCGCTTGCATCGCCGACGTTCACCGGCACGGTAACGACAGCCGCGCTAAGCGTGACGACCATCGCTGCGTCGAGCACCATCACCCCATCGCAGACGGCCGGCATTGTCGGCACGACGACGAACAACAGCGCCAATGCCGGAAGCGTCGGTGAGTACGTGAGCGCGACGGTCGGTAGTGGATCGCCGGTCGCCGCCACTACGGCAGTCGCGGTTAACGTAACATCGATCTCGCTGACCGCTGGCGATTGGGATGTTTCCGGCTTGGTCGGGGTAGTTCCGGCGGGCTCGACCGTAGTGCAAAGCGTACAAGGCGGAATTTCAACCACCTCCGCGACTCAACCTTCCCTCGCACTCGGCGGCGGGTTCCTGATGCCCGGGCTTGCCCAAGCCGGTACGGGCGTCGCAGGCGCCATAGCCCCTTTTCGCGAATCACTGTCAGGCACGACTACTGTATACCTGGTGTGCACGACGGGCTTTACGGTATCAACAAACGGATGCTACGGCACGATCCGCGCGCGCCGTATCCGGTAATCAGGGCTTGCTGATAATGACGGTGGATTGGCCGAGTGCTTCTCCACCGCCGACCTTTTCAGCGCCCTCGATGAAGCGCTCCACCCTGAGACCGACGCGCTCGGCCAATACCTGAATCGCGTTTCGCTCGATGAATGTGTTCAGGTGTGGTGTATTGCTTGCGCGCTGAGCAGCAACGGTTTGCTCGAACACGGCCCAATGGGATGTCGTGTGGAACTCCAAGAACGAAAATACTAGTTTCCCGCCAGGGCGCAACGCGCGGCGGATGTCATCCATATAGATGAACGTCTCGTGGTGCAGCAGGTGCGTGAATACGCTGAAGACACAGGCGATGTCGATCGATGCCGTCTCGGCCGGGACTGACAGTTCACGGTGCAGCACGTAGCGATAGTGTGACGGGGTCTTCGTCTCGGCATAGTCGAGCAAATCCTGAACGACATCCGTTCCAAGGTATTCCAGTTCCATGCCGGATTTTCCGAGAGCGTTCGCGAGCCGGCCACTGCCGCAGCCGAGATCGAACACTGACATGCCGGACTTCAAGCCTGCGGCTTTCAGGATGTTCAGCTCAATCTGACCGATGCCGTTGTAATCTGGTCCGCCAACCGCCAAGGCCATCGCCTCATCGATCGGATATGCGGCCCTCAAAGCTGCAACGTGTTTTACGTAATCTTCAACAAAATGGAACTGTGCCACGGTTTCTCCTATAGGTCTTAAGAGATTTGAATTGAAACTCTGTCGCTTCCACATACGGGGCACTTCGCTGCGCCTTTCACTTCAGTAACATTCAGCATGTTTTCCACATGCCCGCACGCGCTGCATTTGGCTTCGAAGGTCATCGCGGGACCTGTGTAAATAGTGTCGGCGTTGACTGATACGTTGTTCATGGTGATCTTGATGGCCATCATTCACCCCTATGTGTCTGATTATTGCGACGGCGCTCTAGCCACTCGCTTCCGCTTCATCGCGTCGAGCAGGATGTCTTGCACTTCACGCTTCGTCTCTCGGCGCAGCATGACGTCTTCGTCGATCGTGTCGCGGGCGATTATATGATAAATAAAGACCGGCCTTTTGTAGCCGGCCTGCAACTGCCGCGTCGGCCCGATCCGCTCGATGATCTGCTGGAATTCTTCAAGGTTCCACCAATGACCGAAGAACGCGACGATGTTGCCGCCGTCCTGCAGGTTCAGCCCGTGACCAGCGCTGGCCGGGTGGGCGAATAGAACAGGGATGCGCCCCGCGTTCCACTGTCGGATCGTGTCAGGATCAGCGTCCAGTTGCCGGCCTTTAGGGAAAGCTTTCTGTAGCCGGGCCAAGTCGCTTTTGAAATGGTAAGCCACGAGCACCGGCATGCCGGCGGCTTCTTCGATAATGTCTTCGAGGGCTTGCAGCTTGGCATCGTGAACCTCTTTCCAGTTACCCGACTCGTCGACATAGGCGGCGCCGTTTGCGAGCTGCAGGCATTTGATCGTGCGGCTCGCGGCGTTCATCGCCTCGATCTCGTGCTCGCCGATTTCCATAAACATGCGGCGTTCCATGTCGGTGTAGAGGCGCCGGGCGGCGGCCGGCATGTCGACGTAGACCGGGCGCACGATCGGCTGCTCGATATCGAAATAGTCGGCCGCGTTCAGCGACAGACAGATGTCGCGCAGCTTCGCCTGAATCTCGTCTTGCGCATGATCGAGCGGGCGGATCTGTGAATACCCCTGACCGCCGGGCACCGACTGAAACCAGCGCCCCTCGAACGCCGAGAACGACCGGCCAAGGCGCTGCCCGCCGTCGAGAAACCACGTCTGACCCCACAGATCCTTGAGCCCGTTCGGCGCCGGCGTGCCGGTTAGATTGACCCAGCGCCGCACCTTCGTGTGCGCAACCTGCGCGAGCGCACGGCCGCGCACGCTGCCGCCGGTACCCTTCTGGAATTCCTTACCTTTCTTACTGGTCTGCATCGAGATCCGCGTCGACTTCAGTTTCGTCGACTCGTCGGCGATCACCGTGCCGAACGGCCACGGCCGGGGGTTGTGCTTGAACCAGTCGACGAGCCACGGCAGGTTTTCGTAATTGATCGACATGATCGGCGCGTCTTGGCGCACAGCCTGCGCGCGCTGCGCCGCGTTGCCGATGATCGGCACGACTTCCATGCCGGACAGGTGATCCCACTTCTGGCACTCGTCCGGCCACGTCGACTGAGCCACGCGCAACGGCGCGATGACGAGCGTCGGCTGCGTCTCGATGCCGAGCGAATAGCACGCTTCGAGATGCGACAGGGTAGAACTGGTCTTGCCCATCCCCATCCCTGCGAACACGGCCGCACGATCGTGTTCGGCCAGGTGCTCGCCGATGATCTGTTGGTAGTCGTGAGGTTTGTAAATGCGTCGGGTCATTCCGGCTTCTTCTCCGCCATTGCGGCGTCAATCTCTGCATCCGCATTTGCGTGCATCTTTTCAACGCCGATGTAATGCGACTCAAGGTGAAGATTCACCCCGCCTCGGCGGGTCATTATGTAGATCTCGTCAGCGTTGTTGATCAGCCACCGATACCGCTCGGCGTCACGTCGCGCAGCGATCGTCGCGTCGGCGTTCTCTAGCGCGGCGTTCCATGCCAGGTAAGCCACTTCAGGCCGTTCGTACACGTCCAATAGAGTTGCCTTTTCCCACCATTCAGCGAAAGTCATCTGTTGTGCTCCTGTAAGGCTTCGGTATATGACTTGAACCACTTGCCGGACTGCGCGCCCCAGGTGCCGTCGGTCAGGATCGCGCCGCAGTCTTCGCACATCGAGCAGTCGCGAACGTAGCGCGTCATGACGTGTTCGCATTTCGGTGGGAGTCGGGCTTCTTTCAACCGCAATTCTAGTGTGCGGATCTCATCACGCAATATCGCTTCACGGTTGATCGCATCTTCAGCTTTCACCCAATCACCATCGCTCGACTGCTCGGTGTGATCCGCGCCGATGCAGTCGAAACGATCCCAAACGAATGTCTTTGCCATGCTGCACCTGTCTAATAACTGCGGTTCAATCGGGCGCAAAGCCTTATGGCTTCGTGCCTGTTTTCTGTGCAATCGATTAGACACCACTCCGCGCAAAGGCTTATACTACTTGGCTTGCCCCTGTCTCGACCATGCTGATTTGGGATCAGAGGGTCGAAGGTTCGAATCCTTTCGCTCCGACCAGTATTTACAAGGCTTTGCAGGTAGCGCGGTTTAGGGTGTCTAATGCAATGTCTAACGGCTGTCTAATAAATTCACGCGTACCAGAAGCCAACGTCTTCTTGAAACGCGTCGTAAGCGTCGGCAAGCGCCGCGTGCCCGTTCGAACGTAGGAAGTCGACCAACAGTTGATCGGCGGCGGCGTGCGCGTGTTCTGCGTCGCGGCGGGGGATGGCGTTTAAAGTGGCGATGGCTTCTTGTTCGGTCATAATTTTCTCCTAAGCTGATTTCGGGATGCGCAGCCGGACATCTGACACCGGCACTTCGCGCTGTTTCAAATAGATCTGCGTCGTCTTCGTGTCGCTGTGCGCGGCCGCGATCTTCAACGCCTCGATGTCGTACCCGGCGCGCTCTGCGTCGGTGAGCGCTTTCGCGCGAATATCTTTCACAGTGTAATTCTGCTCGGTTAGTTCGACGCGCTCACAAGCGCGATCCCACGCCGAGCGCACGGCCGTGGCACCGTACATCTTGCCGTTGAGCGCGTGGATCACCGTCGTCTCACCGATCCGCTGCACGCCGTCGATCTCGCGCACCCGGTCGAGCACAGCGGCGATCTCGGGCGTGATCGTGAAGTCGACGGCCGCGCCACTGCTGTCTTCCGTCTTGCTCGGCACGAAGTGAATCACGCCCGCCGTGCGGTCAATCTGACTCCACGTAAGTTCGCGGATTTCGGTCGAGCGCTGCGCGGTCAGGTAGCACAGATCGACGAAGCACTGCATCATCGGGCCGGTGTTCACGCGGCCGGTGATCGTCTTGCCTGCGCCGGTCGTGTAGGTGTAACTGAGCATCGCGTCGCGAATGCGCGCGAAGTGTTCGTCGGTGATATATGTCTTGCGCGCCTTCGGCTTCTTCAGCTTCACTTCGCCGCAGGGGTTCGTGTCGCGGCGGCCATTGTCGACGCACCACTGAAAGAAGCCGGACAGGAACGCGCGCATCACGCGCTGCATCGACAGCTTGTCGGCGTACTTCTTCTTCAACCACACAGTGATATGTGTCGGCTTAATGCCTGCCACGTTCGCGTCGCGAAACGACACGCCGGCGTACTCACCATACTTCGGCCACGCCTTCTCTTTGTGCAGATGTTTGCGCTCGCGCACGTACTGATCGATCAGCGGCCGCATGTCGCCGACGCCTTCGGGCCGCTCGACTTTCTTCCGCTCAGCCGCGAGGCGCTCGACGAGCGTCGTCTCGCTATCGGTCAGCGCGCAAAGTCGGATCCACTTTCCCGATACGGGCTCCGACCAATACCACGCGCCGTGCTTTTCGTACACGCGCGGATACTTGGCTTTTTTGCGCGAGGTCATTTCCTGCGCTTCCACAATACAATGTGAAGGCGCTCAAGCAGGGGCATAAAAGTTAACGGCCCGAACATACCGCCGAGCAGAACCATAACAAGATCGTGGACTGTAATTTCACCATCGCGCACGCATTCCAGTAACGTGCCTGCGCTGCCGCAAAGCCACCACGCGGCGAACAACATAAAAACCATCCGGCCAGTCATGATGCTCCCTCAGTCGTAATGGATCGCGAACTCGGGCTCGGCGCCGAGCCCAATCCCGTTCTTCTTCGCGTTCAGCGCTTCGAACGTCGCCCAGGTGACAATCAGCTTGCCGTCACCGGCGCGCACGACGTCGATCCCGAACTGCGCCTTGAACCACTCGGCTTGCTTCGAGTGGCGGCGCTTGCCGGTGATGCGCACGAGTTCTTCTTCAGACATGAGTTTCACAGAAACCCCTCGATGTGAGCAATGGCGGCGACGCAGAGAAACAGAACGCCCGACGCAATACGGATGATGTAATTCAGTGTGTCGATGTTGTCGACATCGGCCGGGGTGATCTCGCGGTTCACGGCTTCCCCTTGTCCGCAGCTAGGATTGCGCGGGCGAATTCACGGCACTGGTACAGAGTGACCGTGCCCGTTGGCTGTTGCGCGCCGAAATACTTACGCGCAATGTCATTCATTTGTTCATCCGTCAGCGCCGCTTCCTTTTCGGCGTTCCCACGCTGGACGGTGTAGAGAGGGATAACGGGGACGCCCCAACGTATGGCGTCGAGACTGGCCTTGTCGAAATTGTGGTGGATGATCGTGCCGACTTTCCATGCCACCGCCTCACCCTTGCCGCCATCGGCGCAGACCGACTGGGCTTCGTTCCAGATGCGCTCGAACTCGTCGAACCCGATCGTCGCCCTGATCTTGTGATAACGGTTGTCATATGCTTCGCGTGCTGTCTTAGTCATTTCGGCTCCTTGTTCGCGGCTAGGATTGCGCGGCCAGCAGCGATAACTTCGTCGGCATGGTTTTTGAGCATGTTCTCGTCTGCCACCTCAGACAGCAATTCGAGAATCCGCTCATCCGTCAGCGCCGCATCCTTTTCGGCGGTTTCTTGCCACGCCACCGCCTCACCCTTGCCGCCATCGGCGCAGACTGACAGCGCGTCCAGATGAACCGGCGTGTAGGTGTCACCAGAGATGTAGCAAAGCGTTCCGCACATCTCGCATTCCATTTGAATTTCCGCGCTATTTCCGTTGGTCATTTCTTTCTCCTGGCAAGTTCTTCCAATTCATCAATCGCGGACCAAAGTCCTTTTTCAAATTCGTACTCGCCATGCCCGTTGCGCCAAGTTATTTCATCCTTCAGCACTTTGATAGCCTCTTTCAGAGCCGCATCCCGCGCATTGCTCGAATCCTTGCCGCCATCGGCGCAGACCGACAGAGCAGATCGGATCAACTCGATCGACTTTTTGAGCGATGCCGTGCCTTTCACAAGGTCTTTATCTGCCCGAGCGTCGCCATAGGCGAGAATTGCATCGATGATTTCGCTCGCAATCTTTGGGCTATTTCCGTTGGTCATGTCTTCACCATCATGCGGTTGATTACAGTGCGCGTCGCGTTCGCCACGCTGCGCAGCTCTGCGTCGGTCGAGCTGCGCTCGGTCGTCTCGTGATCGAAAATGAACTTGCCCGGCAACCACTCGACGCGGTTCAGCGCGTAGAGGTATGCATACCGCCGGTTCGCTGCCTCGACTTCGACGGTGTAACGCTCGGCTGGGGTGCTCATATCGCCCTCCGTGACGCCATGCACAGCGCGGCGAAGCGGTTCAGTTCCTGGCCGTACCCGCTCATAGTTTCCGTCAGACGCATGTCACGGTACGGGGCGGCGACCGGTGCCGGCGCGCTCGTGTAATAGACGTAGTGCGTGTGCGCCGAATCGTGGTCGACGTCTTCACGGGCGCGGAACACACGACCGGCCGCGAGCATCGCGGGCAGCATGCGATAGAGCGTCGTTGCGTGCGACAGACCGAGCCGGTGCATGATCTGGTACATCGTCATGCGGCGCCCGTTTTCGAGCACGCGCTCGATGTCTTCGGGTTTGATGAATGTTTTCGCGGTCATAGCAATGGGGCCATTTCTTCAATCATTCGGTCGACGGCTTCTTTCGAGTCGATGCAGCCGTACACGGCGCAGCCGAGCGCGCGAAGGCGCTCGTGCTCACGCAGTTGCGCGTCGCTCGGCTTCGCGCCCGGCTTCTTCAACTCGGCGAAGACCATCGCACCGCCCGGGAAAATCGCCAGACGGTCGGGCACGCTGCGCCGGGCCGGGCTGGTGAACTTGTAAGCCGCACCGCCGAGCGCTTTCATGCGGCCGACGAGATAGGCTTCGACGTCACGTTCAAGCACGACGCCCGCCGATTTCCATGCGCATGAGATCGGCCGAAATTGCTTCGGCTTGGCGGCGCAGTTTCGTCTCACGGCGGATCGTCTCGCGCCGCACGGCGAACGTGTAGTCGAGTTCGCGCTTGAGTTGGCGCAGCTCGCGATTGAGTAACCAGCGTTTGAAGAATTTCACAGTGCACCTGTCGTGGTGATCGAGCAGTTTTTGATGCCGCGCAGGTTGTTGAGATCCGCCATGCGTTCGTCGACGGTCTTTTGCGCGGAGTTGTGGGCGATGGCGTTGCCGATACCCCAGTCACCCAGGAAGGCCAGCACGTCGAGCCCCGAGAACTCGGCTTGCTTGTCGATGGCGTGCTGCTGACCCTGGGTCTTCGCGATTTCGAGATCGATCTCGCGGCAGGACATCGATGTCTTTTCGAAGTCGGTCACTTGACCGACTTGCGCAAATTGCTTCGTCGCGCAACCCGAAAGGGCTGCGGCGAAGGCTGCGACCAGCAGAAGTTTTTTCATGTTCGGCGCCTCAGAACCAACCGACGTTTGCGGGCTGTGCATTCTTCGCGAAACGACCGGGCATCAATACGCCAATGAAGCCGTCGTAACCGTCGAACGTCACACGCGCCGCGCTTTCACCGTTCTGCTCGACGCGGGGTAGTACCCATTTCGACGTGTCGAGCAGCAACTGACCGACCTTCTGGAACGTGCCGAGATACGTCGGCTGGTAGTGGCCAGCAACGCCGCTCATGTCTTTCGGCACGACGCGACGATAGTCGGGGAACCTACCTTCGACCGGCTTGAACGAAATCCGTAGACCGAGCGTCGGCGCGCAAAGGGCGAATCCGTGACTGTCGATTTGGATCTCGATCCCCATGCGGCTGTCGCGCTTTCCGACTTTAAGTTGCGCAATTGCGCTATCCGGGACGATGAGCGAGACGTCTGTGTCGATCGTGTTCGTGCATGTGCGACGGACGATACCGAGCGCGGCGCCGTCGGTTGCTACGAGGCGGGTTTCGGTGGGCGTAGCCTCGACGAAGACCCCGTTAAGATAAAAGCGGATGTCTTTCGTCGGCGCGAGTAGCGCGGCGGCTTTCAGTTCTGCTGCGGTAAATCGGATGATATTCATGTTCGGCTCCGTCTAACGTGTTAGGTATGACCGAACAATAAACCAGTTTTCTCTGTTAGGCAAGGCCGAACATTAAATAAATTCGTTGTAGCCCACATCGGCCAAAATTTCGTTGGCTTCACGGATGTACCAGTCGCGGTCGACGTCATCGGGGACGGCCGCCGGCAGTTCCATCAGGGGCTTGGCACCCTCCGAGCGGGCGACGGTGTAGTCGTTCAACTTGTACCGGATCACGCCTTCGACGCCGCGCGCGTAGTACCAGCGCACGGCCTTGCCGAGAAACACGCCGTCTTTGTGCGCGCCGCCTTTAACCTGGCGGATCGTCACGAATTTCCGGATGTCGTCGCAGGCGCCGATCGTCTGCTCGACCGGCACGCCCTTGCGCAGGAACGCGACGGCAGCTTCGGTGCAGATCTCGTTTGTCGGATTCTTCTGCAGGCCGGCCGGCGTGTAGGCGCCTTTCGATTTGTAACCTTTCCCGTCTTCACGCAGCGCGATGTAATTGTTCACGTCGCGCGAGTAGAGCGCCGCGTAGCGCGTCGCCTCAGTGTCGAACCCGGTCGCCATTTCCCATTCGAAGACAAGCCAGTCCATGTCGAGCTCGCGCGAGCGCGGGCACTTGATGACAAGGCCGTCGGTGTTCGCGCTGACGACCGCGATGCCGTTCGCTTCGAGGCTTTCGATCAGCATGAGCAGCGCGAGCTGGCCGGTGATCGTCGTCTGGATCAACAGGTCGGGCGAGTAGAGCGCCGACCATTTGCTCCCGAACTTGCCGAATGAACCGTTGATCGTAATCTTCAGGCTGTCGGCCACGACCTTATCGCCGTTGCGCTTGGCGGCCAAGCGCCGCTCGACGATGCCGCGATACACCTTGAGGAACGACTCGCCCATGTGCTTCGGGTAGAGCCCCTGCAGGATGATCGCCGGGTAATAACTCGTCACATCGCGGTCGACGAGTATCGTGTCGTCGTCGGCGAAATGTGCGATCGTCGATTCGGTCGAGTGCAACCCGCCGATTCCCATCTTGTATTTCGATCCGCCGATCGGGATCACGGCTTCTTTCAGTTCGGTCGGCATGTCCACTTTGCCGGCGCTCGACACCACGAAGTCGGCGCGCTGTACCATCGCGAGCGTTTCCTGCATATTCGGCGTGGTGAACTGGACGTAACCCGGCGTGCGGTACTTGAACACCGTGCCGGGCTCGACGAGCGGCCGCTCGACGTCGTGGCCGAGAAGCTTTGACATGCTCTTTTTAATGACGGCTTCGGCGACCTGGGCGTCGGATTTGCTGCGCAACTCGATCTCGTATTCGTCGGACATACGCGCGCGCAGATCAATCTGAGGCTTGAGTTTGTTGTAAAGATCTATCGTCGTCTGCAAATCGTTGCCGCAATACTCACGCAGCCTTTCCCGATCCGCTTCCGAGATCAGCGCCGACGGCTCGATCGGCAGGTCTTGCATGCGCTGACAGTGCAGGCGACCGCCGTAGATCTTCAGACTCGCGATGCCGGGCGCGACTTCAATCAGGTCGATGTGATCCATTTTCGGCATGCGAACGTTGAACTGCTTTTCGAATTGCCAGTAACGAACGTTGTTCAGAATTATCGCATCGCACCCGGCCTTGATCGCTGCGTTCGTCGCGCCTTTGCAGGCGAGCGCGAGCAGCGGCACGTCGAACCCGTTGCCGTTGAAACTGACGACCGGGTATTGCGTCAGGATGCGCATGACGCGCTCACCCTCGAACGGGTGGCCGTCGAACTGCTCGAAGTACACGGTTTTCCCGGTATCGATGTTGCGGAACATCACCAGGAAGTAATTCGCGTAAACCTCGCAGTCGAAAACGACAGGTGATTTTTTGGTCATGCCCGCTCTTTCAACTCGTTCAGTTCGGCTTCGAGCGCGTCGCAGTCTTCCTGCGTCTCACGTAGCGATCCGCGCAGATCGTCGTTCTCGGATTCCAGCGACTCGATCTGTCTATTCAGTTCGTCGATCTCGTTCTGATCCGGCTCATCGACAGTCGTGAACCGCCGCCCGGCTTCGGCCGTGGCGTCAGCGTCGTCGGGGTTTGTGCCAAGCGCGCGGCGCAGTTCTTCGTCAGTCCAACTTCCGTAGTTCATACAAATGCCCCAATACCAATCACGGCGATGAAAGACACGAACCCGCCGAGCAGGCCCGCGAACACGTTGCGGCGCGCGTAGGCGCCGACCAGCACGCCGACTTGCGCGACGAGGATGGCAATTAGGATGAGATCGAGTGACATATCGGTATCCGGTTAGGTGTCCTAAAACGGCAGTGCCTTGGCTTAACCCTCAATGCTTACGCCGTTCGGGTTTTGCGCACGCCGTCACCGTGAAAGCATTCGTGTGGGCGGTGACGGTTAGCGAGCGCAGGGCTTTGTACCCGCGCTGCCGGCGCGAGACGGAGAGAACGGCCCACTAAAATTCGTTGCTGAAAGGATCGGCCCGGGTGTGATCTGCGGCGCCTGCCGCCGCGTGACCGACCCTTTCAGCAACGCCCGGTGCGGGGACACCGGGTGTCGAGTCTTACTGCGCGGCTTCTACGTCGATCTGCGAATGCAGCGCCGTGAAGAACGCGTCGGCCGCGTGCTGCAGTTGCTCGGTCCACTGCACGATATCGGCCAACTCGGACACCAGGCCCGATTCGAGGATCGAGAGCACTTCGTGCTTGTCCTTCGCGTCGAGCGTCGAGCCGGCGCCCGCCGTCGGGCCGCCGGTCGGCGATGCGCTCACCGAGTCGGTCGACGGGGTTGCGACGACAGCGATCGGCGTCGCGGCGTCAGCCGCTGCGGAATCGGCGACACTCGCAGGCGTAGCACTGACCGAAGGGGCGGTGATTGCATCGACGTTTCCCACGTCACCAACCGGTGCCGGACCAGCATCCACGGCAGAACTGGCCGGGGATGATGCGTCGACAGTACTTGCACCAGCGCTCGTTTGCGGTGAGGGCTCGACCGGGGCCACGTTTCCCACGTCACCAGTGGGCGCGGCATCGGCCGTACTGGCTGCAGGCGCAGGGTTTCCCGCGTCACCGGTCACCAAAGAGCCATCGGACGCAGCCACGTTTCCCAAGTCAGCGGCACCAGTCGTGGAGGGAGAAGCGTCGCCACTCGTCGAACCAACAACCGACGACGCTTCTACGTTTCCCGAGTCAGCGGGTGCATCGCTCGGGGCCACGGGCGCCGCTGACGACGTATCGGTTGTGGAGTCGGTCGTGCCAGACGTAACCGACGGCGCCGGTGCCGACGCAGCGCCATCGGTCAATTCGTTTCCCGCGTCGGTGATCTCGAAGTCGGGCTCGTTCGTGAAGTCTTGCGCCGGTGCGTCGAACTCGTCGCCGGTGAGTTTTGATTTGATCTTTGCCATGATGCATTTCCTTTGATGTGATAGTTACCCCGCGCCGAAAGGCGGCGCCGGGCTCCCTGCGCGATCTTTAGCCGAGTTCGTCTTCGGTTTGCGGTGCGTCGATTTCCTCGAACTCGTCGTCGCTCACCGGCGCACCGGCGCTGAACGCGTCGCCGTCACGCAGGAACTGGACGCCGCGCAGCGTGGCGCGCATACCCTTGCCGAAGTTGTTGTCCTGCGCCCAAAGTTCGACCGTACCGTTGACGTAGCAGCCGGCATACGGCTTGCCGTCGGATTGCGTGAGCGGCGAATTGTCATGACCGACGATCCTCGGGCGTCCCTTGTCGACCGGACGCCGGGCGGTCAGCACGAACATGCCTTCGTAGCCGTCGTACGATTTCGTGGCGCCATCGAGCCAGCAGAACTTTTGCGCCTGACCTTCGATCGTCTTGAGAGACGCTACCGCCTTGGTCTTCCATTGCTCGGTGGCGACCGACAAGATGACGTCTTTCATCGTGGTTTTCTTCCACGACTTGTCGGCCTGCTGGACGTGTACGGCCTGGTCTTCTTCGATCAGGAACGACGCCTTGTATGCGAACTTGCCGTCGCCTTCGTAGTCTTCGGCATCGAACAGAGCCGGGAACGAAAGTCGCGCGTTGGACAGTCTGACGATTGCCATGTTTAAAACTCCCTGAAAAATGTCGGATACTTCGATTGGACGCGGGCGATTGCTTCCTGAAGGTGAGCAGTGCGCGCGGCCGGGTTATCAATCAATTTCGCTTCCCACGCCGCCCTAACCAGCATGTCGCGCGCGGCGGGCGGCAAGCTCGCGCTTATTACATTCGGGCCGGGTGTCGGGTGTCGGGCGTTCACTTGAAGAACCCTCCCTCAATCAGACAGATCGGGGTGATTGACTGCAAACCGACCACAAGGAAAATCGCTAACGCTCTGGCTGCGGGCGTATCCCCTGAAATCCGCTGCGATAGCCGGGTTAAATTGCACACAAATCCGACCACCCAACACGCGATTACTGCGATTTGAAATCCATTCATGGCTTGTCCAGTTCGGCGATCAGCGCATCGGCGTGCATCAGCGCGGTTTCGACTGCGGTGACCGGTTGCCCGATGAAATAGTCGGCCGCGAGCAACCCCTGCAGAGCGCGGATCGCGATCGTTTCACGGCGCTCTTTCGTGTTCAGCACCCGCCGCTCGACTTCCGCCTCGAACGCTTTCACCAGCTTTGTTGCTTCGGCCCGGGATCGGCCGTGGCCAACCAGCATTTCGATCAGGTCGCGTTGTGTCATGACAGGTCGTCTCCGTCATCCACGACTGCGAAGTCTTCCGCGACCGGGGCGATGACGAGCGCGGGGCGCTTGTCCGACTCAGGCGCGACCGACGGTGACCCGTTCGGTTGCACGATCAGCGCTTCGGCTTTCTTCCAGCGGCGCGGCGAATCCTTCGCGAGCAACTTCTCGGCTTGCGTCGGGCTGATGACCTTGAACTGATACATCTCGTCTTGCTTCAGGCGCATCGACTTGAGCAGCGCTTCGGCTTCGTCGGTGCTCGACCACTTGCGCGCGCCGCGCCGGCCTTGGACCAGCTTCAGGCCGGGCACCGGGTTGCCGTTAAGCAGCTCGTGCTCGATGCGACCGCGAACCGCTTTCATCCAGCCGTCGATCAGATCCAGCGATTCGTAAATCTCACCCAAGCGATCGTTACCGAGCAGTTCCACCGCGATACCGCCAACCGGTTCGAGGTTGTTCAACACCGCGAATTCTTCACCGATCGTCGCTTCGACATGCGCGGCCAGCGCCGGGCAAACGGCCTTCGCTTTGCAAAACTTGCACTGCGCGGCGCCGGGTACGAAGTCGGACATCGCGAGCGGCACGAAGTCGACCGAATCCACATACAGTTGCGCCTGCTCGGCTGCCGGCTTGGCGACCGTCGAGATCCACTCGGTGAGTGCGGCCGGGGTGAGTTCCCACTCGCTCGGCTTCTCCGACAGCCGCACCTGGTGGATCACGATGCGCACGATCGTGAAGTCGAAAAAGTTGCTGTGCTCGTGCAGCGCGGCATGCGCGTAGATCATTCCCTGATAGTTGTTCTCGGCGAACACCGGCACGCCGCGCCCATACTTCAGATCGATCACGCAGATCTCGGCGAGGCCGTCATCCCAGGAAGCGATCAGCACGCAGTCGCTCGTGCCCTTCGCGCCTTTCTCGCCGGTGATGTGCTCGATCGACAGGCGCTGCTCGACGAACATCTGCACCGTGGCGCCGGTCAATTCGTACGCGGCTTTGCGGCTGCGGATGTCGTCGAGGTAAAGTTGCACGTACTCGGCGCGCTCGTCGTCGACGTCGAACTCGCGGTCGCCGATCTTGATCACGCGGCCGATGTAAGCCGCCGCGTCGTTGCCGGCATCGAGACACCACTTCGCCAACTCGTGCGACGCGCTGCCGTCGTCGGCGAACTCGCTGCTGTCGTCGGGCTGGCCGATCTGCGCGGCGGTCGACGCCTTGCAGTTGATCCAGGTCGCGGCCGATGACGGCGAGAACAGCGCGTGTGCGCGTTCAATTACGTCGCTCATGACTGCTCCTTCGGTGCGGGCGGCGGGGTCCACACGCGGCGCTTGATGCCGAGTGCAACCCACAGGGGGTCGAAGTCGTTCACGCTGCACCTTCCATCGATGCGGTCACGTCGAGACGACCGGCCAGCACTTCGAGCGCCATCGCGAACACTGCCGGGAACTGGTCGGCGTTCAGACCGGGCTTGTCCGGTATTTCCGGCTTGAACGTCACGGCCTTGGCGCCGAAGCGACCGAGCAGCGCGGTTGCCTGTTCGCGTCCGGCGGGTTGCCCGAGCAGCGAGTTGATGCCGAGCACGGCCTTGCGCACGTTGTCGAGCGACGGCTCACCGTCTTTCAGTTGACCGTAGAGCGCGGCGGTCTTCTCAGCCCAGGGTTGCAGCGCGACTTCAACCGCAGCGGCGGATTCGGTCGCCTGGGCCGGTGTCGACGCTTCGCCAGATGTCTCGACAGGCGGGTGAATCGTATTCAGCGTGTTCACCGCTTCCGGCTTTTTTGCTTCCTTCTCCGCGAGTTCCTTCTGCGCCTTCACAACAGCCTTGACGGCGGCGTTGTCGTTCTCGGTGTCAGCCTTCCGCGATTTCGCGTTCGGGGTTGACGCCGTGGCGATGGCGCCCGCCGCTTCGAGCGCCGCAGTCAGGCGGTCGAGGGCGATGGTATTTTCAGCAAGCAGGGCTTCAAGTGACATAAAGGCTCCTAGTTAAAAAAGGGTGAAAGGACAATCCAAAGGCTGACAACCACGCCGGCGCCGATGTAAATCCCGCCCACGTCAGCAGCCGCCGAGTTCGCTGCGGACACCCGAGCCGATGATTCGGGCGGCGTATTCGCGCAGCAGGTGCTGCGTCAAGGTGCCCGCGCCGCCAACCGCGAGGCGCATCAGTTCGAGGATGTCTTGCGCGTCGTTGCTCATACCGCTGCGAATGCGTGCCATGGTTGTCTCCTGATTTGTGGCGCTGTCTTGTTCGGTAACGCCTGACATGTAATGTAGGCCAGCGCCGAACACTTGTCAAGCGTTGCCTAACAAAAAATACGAAAAAATACCCGCTCGATGGCGGGTATCTTTTTTCAGCGAATTAGGTATCGATCAATAGGTGAGCGGCTTGTCGATTCGGCAGAAGACGACACCGAGAATTTTGTGGGTTTCCTTCATCGGGCCGAAGCGGTTCGGCCATTCAGGATTGAGCGCCTTGAGCATGCGCGAATCACCTTCTATTAGGAGCTGGCGCAGCACCGGGGTGGCGTCACCGGCTTGCACGATCACGAAGCTGCGGTGCTCGGCAGCGCGATCGGGATCCACCCCGACTATGTGCCCCTCCCGAAACGATCGGGGGTCTGACGTGTCGGCCATGCTGTCGCCGACGATCTCCAGGTAATAGGCATCCGATCCGTGCTCCAACTGGCACGGCAACCATTCAACTTGCTGCCGACTGTTCAATTTCCCACTCCAAGTGGCGGCTTGCTCCCAGGTTATCAGGGGGAGCATACCTGCGGCGGGGGTCAGACTCTCGCGTGCGTGAATATTACCTGTACGCTGAATACTTGATTCGGTAATTAGAGGGGTGTTGTGCCCTTTTAACAAGTAATCAACCGTTACACCGAGCGCCGACGCTAGCGCTGGCAATCTGGTATTGGCGGGCAGGGTGTCGCCGGATTCCCACGATGAGACTGAGCCGCGCCCCACGCCGACCAACTCGCCGAGCTTCGTGCCCGTCAGGTTTTTCGCCTCGCGCAGTGTGCGTATCCGATCGCCCAACTTCATGCATCCCTCCATTTGTATGTTGACTTGTTAGGGGTTGCCAAACTATGATGTTCGGTATCCCCTAACATTTATATGGAACACGCCTGTGTCGATCATCGAAAAAGCAATTGACAAGGCCGGTGGCGGGGCGAAGGTAGCGCGTGCACTCAACATCGGCCGGGTGTCGGTGTGGGAATGGGTCAAGAAAGGCCGCATCCCCGACGCCCGCGTGCTGCAACTCGCCGAACTCACCGGCTGGGAAGTCACCCCGCACCAGCTCGCGCCGAGCATTTATCCGAACAAAACCGACGGTTTGCCTGTCGCCCTGTTGGGTAAAGCCTAACACAAACCGAACAAAAGCCAAAATTCGCGCTAGTGGACCGCCTCTAGCCGGGGTTTTGCTCGTTCATAAAAAGGACAAAAAGCGTGCGTTTCGAGATCCTAAACACCGACTGTTTGGCCGCACTGCGGGGGCTTGTGAGTGAGAGCGTTGATCTGACCGTGACGTCGCCACCGTACGACGATCTGCGGGCGTACAACGGTTACTCATTCGACTTCGAGGGTATCGCCGAGCAGTTGGCTCGCGTGACGAAGCCTGGCGGTGTGGTTGTTTGGGTCGTCGCTGACGCCACGGTCGCGGGCAGCGAAACCGGCACGAGTTTTCGGCAAGCGTTGCATTTCAAAGACGCTTGCGGCTTCAACTTGCACGACACGATGATATGGAATAAAGGCGGCTTCAGCGCTGTCGGCGCGCTTCAAACCCGTTACGCGCCGGTCTTCGAATACATGTTCGTGTTCACGAAGGGTAAGCCCAAGACATTTAACCCGATCAAAGACCGCGCCAACAAGCACGCGGGCGGTACGGTGCACGGTACGGTGCGCGACAGGGCGGGTAAGACGAAAGCTGTGAGCGGCGGCAACGCCAAAATCATTGCCGATTTCGGGCAGCGCTTTAACGTGTGGGAAATCCCGCCGCACCGGCAACAAGGCGAAGGGCGGCATCCCGCGCCGTTCCCCGAATCGATAGCGCGCGATCACATTCTGTCTTGGTCCAACCCTGGCGACACCGTGCTCGATCCGTTCCTTGGATCCGGTACAACGGGCGCGGTTGCGTTGGCGCACGAGCGCAAGTTTATCGGTATGGAAATCTCCCACGAATACTTTGCGATCGCGAAAGAGCGTATCGAATACGCCGACGCAGCGGATCTCCTATGAATAATCAAATCCTCGTCGACGCGCTCGCGCCGATCGTATCCCGCGTCGTGACGTCGCACTGCTGGAAGAAGGCCGACGGCAAGCTGTCGCACGTCAAGCAACCACTCACCGAAGCGAAGCTGAAACAGCACGTCAATGGCTCGGGCACGGCGTACGGTGCGGCGCAGATCAAGCCGGGCTCGTCGACGACGTTGATCGCGCTGCTCGACATCGACAGTCACAAGGGTGAGACGCCTTGGCATGAGATGCAGGCGGCCGCGCTGCGGTTGATGGATGCGTGCCTTGAGTTCGGAGGCTGCGCGATCCCGTTCCGCTCGTCGGGCGGCGCCGGTCTGCACCTGTACCTGCTGTGGGACACGCCGCAAGACGCGTACAGCGTGCGGTACGGTCTGCGCACCGTGCTCGGCAGGTGCGGTCTGAAGGAAGGTACGGCGGGGCTCGTCGCCGGTGAAGTCGAGATCTTCCCGAAACAGAACAGCGTGCCGGTCGACGGCTTCGGGAACATGGCTGTGCTACCACTGGCCGGCAAGTCGGTGCCGCTCGACACGTTCGAGCTCGACGACATGCCGAAAGAGTACGCCGCCGAGATGGACTGGCCGGTGTCACGTCCGTGGCCGTTCGTGGAGCGCGAGCAGCCGGTCGCGGCGCCCGTCGGCGAAGTGTCGGTCGAACTGGAAACACTGAAGTCGGCGCTCGACGCGATCCCGAACTCGGGCGATGACGAACTGGATTACGACGCGTGGCGCAATGTGATCTTCGCGCTGCACCATGCGACGCAGGGCAGCAGTGAGGGCTTGGCGCTCGCGCATGAGTTCTCGGCCCGGTCGAGCAAGTACGCGCAGGCGTTCCTCGAAGAACGCGTCTGGTCGTTCGCCGGCAAGTCTGATGACGCGAACCGGGCGCCGATCACTGCGCGCTCGATCCTGTTCCTGGCGCGCGATGCGTACGGCTGGCAGGAAGACATCAGCAGCGATTTCGATATCGTTCCGTCGATATCGGGCGCCGATGGCAAGCCACTGCCCGAGATGCCGACGCTTAGGCGGGATTCGAAGGGCTCGATCCTGCCGACGGTCGAGAACGTTCAGAAGTCGCTCGCCTCACCGGCAATGGTCGACTGGCTGATCGGTTACGACGCGTTCCGCGACGAACTGATGTGGACGCCGCGCGGCGCGGTCGAGTGGCGCTCATTCTCGGACCCCGATTACTTCCGGCTGCGCATCACGCTTGAGCAGCGCGGTTTTAAGCCGGTGTCGAAAGACATCATGCGTGATGCCGTGGCCCATGCTGGCGACGAGAACAAGTTCGACTCAGCGGTCACCTGGCTCAATGGGCTGCCGGCGCACGATGGCGTGCCGCGCGTCGAGACGTTCCTCACACGGTATTTCGGTGTCGACGACACGCCGTACACGCGCGCCGTGTCGCTCTACATGTGGTCGGCGATGGCCGGACGCGTGCTGCAGCCGGGCGTCAAGGCCGACATGGTGCCGATTCTGGTCGGCCCGCAGGGCATCGGCAAGTCGTCAGGTATCGCCGCGATGGTGCCGTCGATCGAGCACTTCGTCGAAGTGTCGCTCGGCGAGAAGGACGACAACCTCGCGCGCACCATGCGCGGCAAGTTGGTCGGTGAAATCGCCGAGCTGCGCGGGCTGCAGACGCGGGATCTCGAAACGGTCAAGGCGTTCGTGACTCGCACACACGAGCAGTGGGTGCCGAAGTTCAAAGAGTTCGCGCAACTGTTCCCGCGCCGCCTCGTGTTCATCGGCACGACCAATCAGGAAGAGTTTCTAGGTGACGAGACGGGCAACCGGCGATGGCTCCCGGTCAACGCGACGTACGCCGACCGTGACGCGATCGCGGCCGATCAATTGCAGTTGTGGGCAGAAGCCCGGGTGCTTTTCGGCTCAAACGGCGTTATGTGGTCCGACGCGCAAGCCCTGTCTGGTGACGCGCACGAGAAGCATGCGGTCACCGATACGTGGATGGAGAGCATCGAGCATTGGCTCAATGAACCCGAGTTTGATGACGCTGTGCCACGCCGCGCGAACCCGATTCGGACGCATGACGTGCTGGTCGGAGCCCTCAATTTCGCTGCGCGCGATATTTCGCAGGTTCAGGAAAGGCGCGCCGGGCGTGTCCTGGTAGCGCTCGGTTTCGAGAAGCGCGTACGCCGTGTCGACGGCCGAAACACGAAAGTGTGGGTTGATACCCTCGAAAACTACCTGGGGTAGCAGCCTCGGTAGCGGGATGGGTAGCGCGCAAAGCCTTACCCATCGAGGCGACTACCCATGCTACCTATGCTACCTCTTTTTTATAAATGGATAGTAAGAGTAAGGGAGATAGTGCATTACATATACCTTACTTACTTTTTGGCTACATAGGGATTTTCGGGGTAGCGGCGTAGCACTGGTAGCACGATGAACGCGCAAGTTTTTACGTATTCGCAAATTACAACGCGCTCGCGGGGGCCGTATGAAAAAACGACTGGTCGGGGTTAATGAGCGCGGGCTACGCGTCGGGGAAGATCACCAGCGCGCGAAGCTGTCGAACCATGAGGTTGAACTGATTCGCCAACTGCATGACGGTGGCATGAGTTACCGGGCCCTCGCCGAGAAGTTCGAGATTAGCCTGGGCATGGCATGGAACATCTGCAACTTCGTGAAGCGCGCACAGACCGCGGTTCGCTGGAAGTGACGTTCACTTACCCCTAACGGGCTCGCGCAACATGCGCGCATGGCCCGACCTTCTTCCTACACCCCTGAAATCGCCGCAACAATTTGCGAGCGCCTGTCGCTTGGCGAATCACTGCGTTCGATTTGCCGTGATGACGGGATGCCGAGACAGGCGACCGTGTTCCGATGGCTCGATAGCAACGAAGCCTTCCGTGAGCAGTACACGCACGCACGCGTAAAGCAAGCCGACTTCTACGCCGACCAGATCATCGAGATCGCGGACGAGACGAGCAACGACACCGAGATCACCGAGCACGGCGAGAAGCCGAATTCCGAATGGATCGCCCGCTCGCGCTTGCGGGTTGACGCTCGCAAATGGGTCATGTCCAAGCTGGCGCCGAAGAAGTACGGCGACAAGATCGATGTGACGACCGGCGGCGAGTCGATGAACCTGACCGCCGAAGAACGTCAAGCCAAACTCCAAGCGCTCGCCGCGACCGCTGCAAAGCGCAAAGCCGAACAGGAAGACGATGGCTCAGACCTGCTATAGGCGCAAGGCTGGCGCCGTCATCCTGTCGACGCCCCTGCGTGACGACTGGGACGCGGTAAGGCCGTGGTGGCCCTATACGCGCGTCTGGGTCGTATGGCGCTGCGCTTACATGAGGGGGGCTACGGTCTACGTCGACCCGCAACTCGTGCAATGACCCCCGCCGACTACGAATCGCTCCGGCCGTACATGACCGAAGCCGAGCGCGCCGAGTTCGATCGCCTGCTCGCCGACTTCACACCGCCGATCTGGGAACCGCTCGCAGGCCCTCAAACATTCGCCTATAAGTCGAAGGCCGACATCATCGGCTTTGGTGGTGCGGCCGGCGGCGGCAAGACCGATCTCGCGATCGGCAAGGGGCTCACGCAGCACCAGAAGATCATCGTGATACGGAAGAACGGCACCGAGCACCTGGGCATGGTCGACCGGCTCACCGAGATCCTGGGCGGCAAAGACGGCTGGTCAGCCAAGGAAGGCGGCGGCGGTGTGTGGACCGTGCCCAACGCCAAGGCGCGGATCGAGTTCGGCTCAGTGCCGAACATGGGTGACGAGCAGAAGTATCGCGGCCGGCCGCACGATCTGATCATTTACGACGAAGCCGCCGAGATCCCCGAATTTCAGATCCGCTTCCTGATGGCGTGGAACCGGACGACCGATCCGAACCAGAAGTGTCAGACGCTGCTTACGTTCAACCCGCCGTCGAGCGCCGAAGGCCGGTGGCTGATCGAGTTCTTCGCGCCGTGGATCGATCGCAAGTACGTCGGCAAGCGCGCCGTGCCGGGCGAGCTGCGATGGTTCGTCACGATCGACGGGCACGACAAGGAAGTCGCGGACCCCGCGCCGTTCGAATACAAGGGTGAGATGGTGATCCCGCGCTCGCGGACGTTCATCCCGTCGCGCGTGACGGACAACCCGCACTTGGTCGGCACGAACTACGTGTCGCAGCTTCAGGCGCTGCCCGAGCCGCTGCGCTCGCAGATGCTCTACGGCTCATTCGAGGCAGGCATGGAAGACGACGCAATGCAGTTGATCCCGACCGAATGGGTCGACGCCGCGATGGCGCGATGGATCGAGCCGCCCGTCAAGCCGCCGATGGATTCGCTCGGCGTCGACGTGGCGCGTGGTGGGCGCGACAACACGGTCATCGCACGCCGCCACGGCATGTGGTTCGACAAGCCGATCGTGCAGCCCGGCAGCGCGACGCCTGACGGCCCGACCGTGGCCGGATACACGCTCGCCGCACTGCGCGACAACGCGCCGATTCACATCGACGTGATCGGTGTCGGCTCGTCGCCGTACGACTTCCTGAACACGTCGCGCATCCAGGTGTACGGCGTGAACGTGTCCGAAGCCGCGCGCGGGCTCGACAAGTCGGGGCGCCTGCGTTTCTTCAACCTACGCACCGAGTTGTGGTGGCGCATGCGCGAGGCGCTCGACCCGAACGCGAACAACGGCATCGCGCTGCCGCCCGACAAGCGGCTCGCCGCTGATCTCTGCGCGCCGAAGTGGCGCGTGCAGGGCAAGACGGTGCAAGTCGAGTCGCGCGACGACATCGAGAAACGCATTAAGCGCTCACCGGATTGGGCTTCGGCTTACGTGCTCGCGCTGATCGACACGCCGAAAGTGCACGACATGCAACGTTCACTTACCGAACGCCACGCCGAATACAGTCCATACGAGTACCAGATGCCGGCGCGCACTCGCACCGAGCACAACCCGTATTCGTGAGGATTGAACCATGTGCGGACCTTTGCTTATCCCGCTGGCCGTGGCCGCAATCAGCGCTGTCGGCACCGGCGTCGCTGCGCACATGAGCAGCATCGCGCAGGGCCAGCAGGCCGACAAAGCCGCGCAGGACGCCGCAGCCGCGAAGACAGCAGCCGGCACCGCGCAGAAAGCCACGGCGGCCGACACGTCGAACACCAACCCGAACGGCACCGCCGCAACCGCAGGCGTCAACAGCGGCCCGGCGTCGACGCTGCTGACCGGCGCCGGTGGCGTGAGCAACAGTTCGCTCAACCTGGGCGGCGCAACCGGCCTTGGTAGCAACACGCTGCTGGGCTCGTAATGGCGACGCTTCTCGCTGACGACCAGACCGCCGCGCCGGATAACGCATCGCCCAAGCCGAGCCAGAATGGCGGCAACGCGAAGCCGATTCCGACGCGCAAGACGCTCATTCTCCAACGCTGGTACGCGCTGAAGAATGAGCGTTCGTCGTGGATCGCCGAGTGGAAAGACATCTCGAACGTGCTGCTGCCCCGCGCGGGGCGCTTCTTCGTCGAAGACCGCAATCGCGGCAACCGGCGCAATCAGAACATCTTCGACAGCACGGCCACGAAATCGCTGCGCGTGCTCGGCGCCGGGCTGATGGCAGGGGCAACGTCGCCGGCGCGGCCGTGGATCGTGCTCAAGACGCCGTATGACGACCTGAACAAAAAGCAGGCCGTCAAGGTGTGGTGCGCGGACGTCACGAAGCTGATTCTCGACGTGTTCAACCGGTCGAACGTGTACCGGTCGCTGCACCAGATGTATGAGGAAATCGGCGCATTCGGCACGGCCGTGTCGATCGTCATGCACGATTACAACGATGTAATGCGAATGTACCCGCTGACCGCCGGCGAATACGCGATATCCACGAACCATCGCGGGGAAGTCGACACGCTGTATCGCGAGTTCCAAAAGACGGTCGCGCAACTCGTCAAGGAATTCGGATACGAGAACGTCAGCGACGACTCGAAGCGCATGTACGACATGGGTAACCTTGACGTTTGGCGCACGGTGATCCATGCGATCGAGCCGAACGAAGACCGCGACCCGAGCAAGTCGGACGCGCGCAACATGGCGTGGACGTCGACTTATCTCGAAATCGGCGGTTCGTCCGACTCGCAGCAAACCTCGAACATGGGCACGACCGGCGGATCGCAGGCGACGCTTTCAATCTCGGGCTTTAAAAAGTTCCGCGTTGTCGCGCCGCGCTGGTCGACTTTCGGCGGCGATATCTACGGCAACTCGCCCGCGATGGATGCGCTCGGCGACATTCGCCAGCTTCAGCACGAGCAACTGCGCAAGGGGCAGGCGATCGACTTCATGACGAAGCCGCCGATCCAGGTGCCGACGTCGCTGAAGAATCACGACATGGATACGCTGCCGGGCGGGATCTCCTACGTCGACAGCGTGCAGCAAGGCGGCGGCATCCGCACGGCGTTCGAAGTGCAATTGCCGCTGCAGTATCTGCTGCAGGACATCGAAGACGTGCGCCAACGCATTCGCAGCGCGTTCTACGAAGACCTGTTCCTCATGCTCGCGAACAACACCAACGCGAACATGACGGCGACCGAAGTCGCCGAGTTGCACGAAGAAAAGATGCTGATGCTCGGACCGGTGATCGAGCGCCTGCACGACGAACTGCTCAAGCCGCTCGTCGAATCGGCGTTCGACATCGTGGTTGAAGCTGGTCTGTTGCCGCCGCCCCCGCCGGAACTCGGTGGCGTTCAGTTGCAGGTCGAGTTCGTCTCGATCCTGGCGCAAGCGCAGAAGCAGATCGGCACGAACGCGGTCGACAAGCTGACGATGGCGATCGGCGGCATCGTGCAACTGCAGATGACCGCGCAGCAGCCCGTCACCGTGCTCGACAACTTCGACATTGACGGATGGTACGAGTCGTATTCCGACATGCTCGGCACCGATCCGACGCTCAACGTCGACCCCGATCAGCGCGACCAGCAACGCCAGGCGCGCGCCAAGGCGCAGCAGCAAGCCGCACAGCAAGCCGCGATGCAGCAGGCCGCCGAAACCGCGAAGACCGCAGCGTCCGCGCCGACCCAGGGCGGGGGCAGCAACATGCTGTCCGACGTCATGAGTAATTTGCAGGGGTACGGAGGCGCACCGCAATGATCTCAATGAAACTCAGCGCGGCCGAAGCCAAGGCCGAGACGATGCTCGGCTCGGGCGATGACGACGATCAGCCGGCATACCCGTACGGGCTCACGATCCAGCTTTGCGACGAAGTGCTCGCGAAGCTCGGCATCACCGATCTGCCGCCCGTCGGCACGGTCATGCAACTCACCGCACTCGTCGAAGTGTGCAGCGTGTCGCAGTACGAGAACCAGGACGGCGCCGAAAACAACATGTCGCTGCAGATCACCGACATGGAACTCGCAAACGGTAACAGCGAGCCGAAGCCGCTCGCCAATCGCATTTACGGATGAGCCCCGCCCGGTGCTGGTAGTGCGCGAACAAGCTGTCGACACCGGGCGCGCGCTGCTGTGAGCCGAGCGAGAAGCACTTCGCCGGCAGCGTTCACTTACCTCAAAAGCGCGCCCGTATATTCCGCACACGATGAGTGACGACTTCAACCCGACCGATCTGA